GTGCGTATTTCCTTGCCAATGATATTGAAATTGTTGCTAAGGAGGTAAATGGTTTTTGTTGTCATTTTAAATGGGGTTTAAAAGGTTTTTAAATGCTTATAAAGATATTTTAGCTTTGCTCAAAGAGAAAGGCATAGTACCTACTTCTCTTTAAACCTTTCGAGCCTTCTCCGAAAATAAGGGGCTATATAGTCTATCAGTTCGGAGAAGGACTCTTTTTCCTCTTCTGTTGCCTTGCCATTTTCGGTATAGCAATCCATTGTAATACTGTTGTAGGGAACACTTTCTATAATCAAATAGGTATTGTAGTGCCCTATGGCGTTAAGCTCTTTATGGATAGCTTGTAACTTTTCACTGATTGTGGGTGTCATTGTATTATTCATTTATTGGTTCCAAACATTCTATATCATACACCCCTACGCTATCATTGGCAAAGGTTATAATACCTAACGTATAATCGTCATAGGTGCGTATATCAGTTAATTTGCCCACTTGTCCTTTTTTACCGTAAGGGTCTGTGGTGATAAAGGGCGATACTCTTACTTTGTTTCCTACTTTCATAGTGTTATGCTTCATAAAGTTTTAATTCTAATTGTACTACTTGTGGCAGTCCTTGGACCTTGGTAAGCTGCTGATAACCGTTGCGCAGTTGCAAAAGGGCTTCGGCAAACTCTCTATTGATGTACCACTTGCCTTCGGCGGTGCGGTGGAAGTGCTGAGGGTACTTTTTGATGCGGCGATGATACTGCCCACTGGTAACTGAGTACTGGTGTAATAACAACCACTCTATATAGGGCAGGGCTTCTTTGCCATAGACATTGAGAGAAGGGGGCATTTTGATACGAGTAAGGGCTTCTAACTCTTCCCAACGGCGATTGACCTTAATACGAAGTTCTACACTATAACCTGTAAGGAGGTCGAATGTTTGCATACGTGTTAGCTCAAAATAGGGGTCTTTTCTTTGTCGTCCTAACCCTAAGTCACTGATTCTGTGTTTTAACTCAATTTTGGGGAGATACAATTTTTCATATCCTTTGTTGAGTTCACGAATATCACGCATAACGTTGTCGTGCCGTTTACCTGTTAGCTTTGCAATCTCAAAGCTGGACATTGTTTGCTGAATGGTGTTAATTAAATTGTTCATTTTGCTGATAATTGTTAATTAAATTTTCGCGTTCTACTATAAGGTAATAAAAAGCTTTATAGGCTTTCTCGTCTCCTCTTTGCAAACGCATTCTCGTAGCATCAGTGCTACAATTTAACATCTTAGAGAGCGTATAAATATCGCCCGTTTGTTTTTTTTGTTCGCAAAAGCGAACAATCTCAGAAAATTGTATTACTTTTGTCATTATTATAATGTTCGTTTGTTTTAACGGGGCAAAGGTATAGAGATTTCTCTAATATGCAAAATATTTTTAGAGAAATTTCTAAAAATATTTTATTTTAATTTGTAACTATATGAATATGAGTACGAAAGAAAGATTAAAAAAATATGTAAAAAGTCAAGGATTAACAATTTCTGCTTTTGAAAAAGCAATAAATGTTTCTAATGGCTATATAAATAGTATATCCAAAGGTATTGGAGGTGAAAACTTAATGGCTATAATAGAGAAGTCTCCAAATTTAAATATTAATTGGTTATTAACAGGAGAAGGCGAAATGCTTAAAAGAACTGAAAAAGGAGGTATTAGCCAAACTATTTCGGGAGATAATAACACTATGTCAGGCAATGATACCTACATAGGTAGTAGCGACAAGGAAACTATTAAGGAGCTAAAAGAACGTCTTGCTGAAGCTGAGAGAAAATTGGAAGAGAAGGATCAGCAAATAAGCAAACTAATCAATGTAATCGAAAAACTAAACTCAATATGAAAAACGTAAAACAGTCAATCAAAGGAAACAATAACTTACAAATTGTAACCAACAATGCCCCCATTATTCACACGGGGAAACTAACCGCAAAGGTAAATGTAGTACACAACCCTGAAAACCACATCTCAGATGCACAAGCTCAACAAATTAAGGAAAAGGTAATAGAATGCGCTACTATACTTGCTTCTGATGGGAGTAATAAAAAATCTCTTATTCAAAAACAATATGGAAAACTCTATAAAAGATACGGTATACCTAAATACTCCTTATTACCAAAAGAAAAGTTTGAAGATGCTATAAAATGGTTAAAAAGAGAGGTGGCAGCAAGTAGAAAGGTTTTAAAGGAAAATGCCCCTACCGAATGGAGAAAAACACAATACACCTCAATAAATGCAAGAGGTAGACAAATGGGGATGGATAGAGAAGCCCTTCTAATCTATGCTACACAAGTATTGGGGTTAGCTGACACCTTATCTTCTTTAAAAGACTTGAAAGATGACCAACTACAAAAACTATATAATAAGATGTTTGGAAAAAGGTAGTTACCAGAAGATCAAAAGGGGCGAG